AGGCGTTTCAGGCATAGCAACCTGAGGAGTTTCAGGCGTAATAGGCGTTTCAGGCATAGCAACCTGAGGAGTTTCAGGCGTAATAGGCGTTTCCGGCATAGCAACCTGAGGAGTTTCAGGCGTAACAGGCGTTTCAGGCATAGCAACCTGAGGAGTTTCAGGCGTAATAGGCGTTTCAGGCATAGCAACCTGAGGAGTTTCGGGTGTAATAGGGGTTTCATGGACAAAAAGAGGAGTTTCGGGACTAACTGGAAGAGCTGTTTCCGAATCCATTGGACTTTCTACAAATTGTGTTTGCATAGGATTAACATTGGATTCTTCTTGTAATACATCCATATTTGTTGATACAGTATCATTATTGTCATATTTAATAGGAGTTTGATTATTTGTAAAAGGCGTAAAAGGTACATTATTATTTTCATTAAAAGAGGATTCATCTAATATATTTTGTCGAGCAGATTGTTCATCTATATTATTCATTTGATTTCTGGTTAAAACACCGTGTTGAGTTTCATACATTTTTTCAAATAAAATCAATGATTCAATAAATAATCTTTCACAATTCATGTAAATTTGATTTATTATTTTTTTTGTTTCTTCTTGATACTCTAATAATAAGTCTATATTTAACATCGGCGAAATCATAAATGTTCCATCTTCACTATTTTCTATAAATATTTGTTTTAAAACATATAATAATTTTTTTTTATAAGCGCTTGTAATGCTTTGGATTTTATTGATATTTTCCATATATTTTTGAAATAAAACATCATTTTTGGAAACCAATAAATCTTCTTTAAAATCTCCATTTATACATCTTTTTAAATTATGAAAATCTAACATTTCTATATCTCCAAATGAACGAATATGTTCAGGTTTGTCTTTTTTTCCTGTAAATATTTGATAAAATAAAAGTAAATCTTCTTCATATTTTTCCTCCATACTTGCGGAACGACTATTCCATTTATTTAATTCATAATCATATACATCATAATAGAGAGAATCTAATTCTTTGATACCAATTTCATTTAGTAAAGATAAATCGGAATATCTAGATGAAGTTTCGCAAAATTTTTCACCTGGATTTATAACAACAAACTGTCCATTTTCATTTGAATTTTCACTCATTTTATTTTTTAAAATAGCCAATCTTTTTTTAACAAATCCAATCGGATTATCCAATTGATTTATTTTTAATTTTTTTGTATTTTTATCTAATTTATTGGAATAAGAATCAAAATCCTTTAAAAAGAAATATTGTTTTATTCCATTTTCGTCTTCATATACATATTGTGGATCAATGATCGCAGTAATACCGCTAAATAATGTCATAATTTTAACATAAAATTTGGATATTAACAATAAAGCCTTTTGTTTTTTCTTTTCATTTTGAAAAGTAATTTCTCTTAATTTATTTTCATTTGTATAATGAATCATATGATTGTTATTATTTGTATTATTTCCATTTAATACTCGTTCTTTTAATAAACTTATATCAATACTGCTCAATTTATTCTTTAAAATATAAGATGTTAAAATTATCATATTGTCATAATATTCTTTATCGGTGAATCTTAACATATCTAAATTACTTTGTTGTAAAATATAATTAGATGCTATTTTATCAATATATTCAATTAATGTTGTTGTATCATTTTCATTTGGACTATTATTTCTACGATTTGATACAATATTTCCCATATATATATGAAGAATATTTTTGAAAAAAAAATTGAAAATAAATCTATTTAGTTTAATTGTATAAAGGATTATAGTAAATCATTTATAATGGATACTGAAAGTAAAAATGCAACAAAAAAACTTAAAAAGAAGAGGACACCTCAACAATTAGAAGAAGCTTGGAAATTATTAGAAGAAGAAACACAAAACGGTAAATCAGATATTTATTGTATATATGAAAAAAATAATATTTTAGAAACAAATCAATGCGAACTTTGTGATGAACGATTGTATAAAGGAGAAAATGGATTTTGGTATTGTAGTAATTTAAAATGTGGAAAACTCTATAAAGATATTATAGATTTTGGAGCAGAATGGAGATACTACGGAGCAGATGATAATAATACAAATAATGATCCTACAAGATGCGGTATGCCAATTAATCCGTTATTGGTTGAATCTTCGTTTGGATGTAAAGTGATGTGTGGGCGTTCATCTAGTTATGAAATGCGTAAAATAAAACGATACACAGAATGGCAAAGTATGCCCTATAAAGAAAAGTCAAAATATGATGATTTTCAAATGATTACATTAATTGCTAAAAATTCAAATATACCTAAAATTATTATAGACGATGCAATACGATATTATGATAAAATTTCAGAAGCAAAAACATTTAGAGGTTTGAATCGTGATGGTATTCTAGCAGCATCTATTTATATTTCATTTAGTATCAATAAAAATCCAAGAACTCCGAGAGAAATCGCAACCATATTTCAGCTGGATAATACAAGTGCAACAAAAGGTTGTAAAAATGCGATTAATATTTTAAATGATATTGAAATTGATAATGATGATGAAAGCACAACCGTTCTTACAAAAACTACTCCTTCATCTTTCATAGAACGATTTTGTAGTAAACTAAATATAAATAATGAATTAACAAAACTGTGTTTATTTGTTGCGAAATTAGTCGAAACGAACAATTATATACCTGAAAATACACCAAATTCAATTGCGGCTGGTATTATTTATTATATTTCAATACATTGTAATTTAAATCTTACAAAAAAACAAATACATATGGTTAGCACTATAAGTGAAGTAACGATCAATAAATGTAGTAAAAAAATAGAAATATATCACGACCGACTTTTACCTAAATCGATTATTTCTAAATATAGTTAAAAATTTGTATATACAAAAATATGTTATATTTTTATATATAAAAAGTATTAAATAGTCACAGTGGGATCAACATCATTTAAGTACCATTTCATTGCTAAATAAGGTGGTTGAGTTTCTGTCATTTCAGTTTCAACCATTTTAAGATTTGGTCCGTTATACATAATGTCTTGAATCAAGTTATTTCCAATTGCGTAATCAAAATACCGAAGCGATGATATATAGCCATCAACACCATAATAATTCGATCCGGTATATATATCTCCATAATTTTGTTTTATAACAAGATCATATTGTTTACGTTTTGTTAAAGTTCCATTAATATAAATATCTACAACACGACCATGGACACGAATAATTACATTAATCCATTTTTTCATTGGAATATTATTAATAGATATAATATCATATGGTTTTAATGTGTTACTATTTGTATCAAGTTTTTCAAAAAAGGAAACAACTACGGATAAGCAATTTGTTTTTCCTGTTTTGGTTATTGGATCATATACATATAATCCAGGAGAATTCATGACAAATTCCTTTTTTGAAGGAGATGATTCAAAACTATCAACACTTTTACCTTTACTGAAAAACAATCGTGGATTTTCGTCTGGATAATCAACGCTATTTATCATAATCCATGTACTCCATGTAAATTCCATACCTTGATTTTGATTAATTGAACGTAATATTGGTTTTGGGTCATATTGATTTGGATTTACATTGTATATTTTTTCAGTATTTGTTTGTCTCATTCCTTTAATGATAATTGGACTTTTCGCAGGAATATAAAAAAGAGTTAAAATATATACTCCTAGGCGAAAGAATAATCCAAATAGAATAAAAATAAAAATAATAAAAATAAATCGCGCAGTCATTGAATTACTTCTTTCAAATTCTTCTGTAAATCCTTGAACAGACCGTACAACATAAGAACTTTTTATAGAATTTGTTAAATTTTTAGACGCTTCTTTTACATCTTGTATTGTATTTGAACCTTTTTGTTTAATACTATTAATACCAGGTTGAACAGCATTTGTTGTTTTTCTTACATTGGTTTTAACCTGTTCCACGCCATTTTGTATTTTTTGCTCTACATTTTTTAGTTTTTCTTTTGTACGTTCATAATAATTATTATTGTTTTTAAACATTGTATTTATTTATATATTATATATAAATAAATCTAAAATAAAAAGAATTTATTTTGTTCAACTTGATCTTCATAAAATGTTAAAGCAACATTATATTTATCTAATGTGCTTGCAAAAGCATCACCAAATCCATCTTTATAAATATTCCACGCTTCATTGGGCGTGATATATGTAGGATAATAACGTACTTTTGAAACATATCCACCAAATCCTCCATTGGGTGTTATTACAATATTACCATAATTGAATGCTGTGGTATCAATTACGTTATTAAATGTTTTTGTTTTGATTAATTTACCATTAATATATGTATCAAGTGAACGATTGTTTACGGTTGTTATAATATTTACCCATTTTTGCATATTAATGTTTTCAATCTTTGCACCATTTTCTTGCATATCTACATCGGTACATGAGATATTTTGATCTACGCTATCAAGCATTATACTATTATTAACACATTCAATATTTGAATTTTCATCATACGGAATAGAATTTTCATATAATAAACCTTCTAAATCACTTGACATTGTCGATGAAGAACTACCTTGTGTATCATAAGTGTTAACTTTAATTTCTAAATCATTTTTATAATTATCTAATTCAATGGATGGTAAAATCATACTTGTACCGTTTGATGGAAGTGATCTAGTTAAAATTACTTTTTTTTCTCCATATTTATAATTCCAATCATCAATATATATCCATACACTTATTGTAAATTGACCATCGCCCTTTTTCAAAGATTCTCCTTCAATTATGTGTTCTTGTCGGGCACTTTCAGGACTTGAAATAAACTCATTATAATTACTAAATAATTTTAATTTTGAATATAAATATAATCCTAAAACAATACAAAATATAATAACAATTAATTTAGTTCTTCCGGTAACTGTATTTGAAAATACAAGATAAATGCTTAGTACTAGTAGTAATAAAAGAATAAGTTGCATTAAAAAAGACAATTTCATTTAGTTATATATAGTATGTCATAACATTTTATTTACATGGATGATTTTTTTTTCCATAAATATTTTGTATTTCATTCAAAGAAAGAGGAATTGGATAATAATGAATATTACAAATTCCACATTTTTTTAAAGGTTTGTCATTGCTTCCAAACTGAATATTATTATTACCAGGCTGAATATATGGAGAAACATTATTCTTTGTAAATACTAAATTATTATTAATAAACATATCAAGAGTTCCATAATCATAATTAATGACAAAATGATTCCATCGTTGAAACAATATGTCTTTTGTATTATAAACAACTTCTCGTTCATTACACTCTACAATATTCATTTGATTTGTAGTACATTGTAATAATTCTACAATTAACTCTTGTTTTTCATAATGGTAGTATATATATGGAGCATTTCCATAATTCAAAATAAATCCTTCATGATTTTCTGTATCCATTTTCATAATTTCGGGATCAAAATATATCCAAAATGACAATCCATAATGATAATTATAATCAGAAATATTATTTTTACGATTAATCGCATCAATTAAATTACTTGTTCCTTGATGAATATACGTTTTTGTATTTTTATTTATTTCATGAATTTTTTCCATAATTGTATTATAGGATGTATGATTTGACAAAAATTGTAAATAGATTAATTTAATTTTTTCTGGATCATTTATTTGTTTTAATTTATTTGAAAGTGTTAAATCATCATTATTGATTGCTTCTTCGATAACATTTTTTTCATATGGAGATAACAATTGAATAAATTTTTGTTCTTCTAAATTGTAGTCTAAACGATGTATTGATGGATTATATGCCGATATTAAATTACGTTGTTTAGGACGATTTTCTGGTTCTATGATAGGATTGGTTTCACATTCAAATGCGATTTCATTACTACATATATCATTATATCCGGAAATTATAGTATATGTATCAGATTCCCCTACTTCTTTGCCTAATTGTTCACATGCTATATATTGTTTAGTTGTATCTTTAATTAATTCTGAATTTACAACTATATTATTTGAATTATCCATATAATTAATACATTTGAGTTGATAATCATTGTCTTCCAATGTTGTTTTACAATATTCGTCAAATGTTATTTGATTATTAAGCGTAGAATCATCATACATTGTGAGATAGTCTGAATTAGACGTAAACAAATTGCTAAATATAGACCCATTATTATTTGAAATACATTTTTGATACATATTATGATAATTTACAACTTTTTCAACGGTTCCATCACTATTTGTACATGTAATATTATTACTACTATCGCACGATATATCCCCTAACGCGCATTGACTTAAATTTTTAATATATGTAAATTCCAAATTATTATTCGCATAGCTTTTACCATCGTAAATAACAGTATCTTCAAGAGCATTATAATTTGAAGTTATTGTTGAATTAGAATATAATGTATTTTCTTTTATATTTTCTTCCATTATTTGTGCTTGTTCTAATAACTTTTTTTGAAAGAAAGATTTATCTTCAATCATGAGTTGATTTATATTATTTTGTGTAAGAAAGACAACTTCTGAATCTAATTTACTTGGTTTTTGTAATAATTCAAATTTAGTTTGGGATATTTTGTTCCATTTTCTTAAAAGAGGAATAACATAATAAATAATTAATATACTACATATAATAATTAACATTGTTGTTGTAGAAGATGGGGCTCGTTTTATATCTTTTGTGATTTCTTCCCATCCGTCAACTAAAAGACAAGGTATAAGAAATAATATATCTTTAAATATGCCAAAATTCTTTGTTATATTCTTATTTATAGAATACAACAATGACATTATTAAAATAAATAAACAAACAACTAATGTAATTGATTTTCCTTTTGAAAAGATTAATATACGTTTTGATATATAATAACACATAATTAACACAACAAAGGAAAAGAGAAAAAAACAGATTTGTTCAAATAGTTTCATTTTATTTTGTGATAAAATAGATATGGAAGATGATTTATCACTCATTGAAGTTAATGTTAATATTAGAAGCATGAGTATGCTAATTGCAACTAAATTAATGAATATTGGAGCAATACTGAATATTTGATATGGGTTATAAAAATAAATATAAAATAAAAATCCTACATAAGCAATTAGTATGATACCTATTAAAATCTTAAAATAATTAGTATTAAATGATTTAAACATATCCAATATAAATGAAAAAAATGCGTTGAAATTATCTCTTATATTTACATATTTTAAAGCCGCTTTTTGTACAATTGGCGGTACTTCGTTTTTAGTTTGTGGCATACTTATAAAAGAATCATATTATTTTTCATTGTTTTTATGATTATAGATTTTCCATAGCTGTTTTTTGTCCATGACATTCTCTACATAGTGCTTCTAGATTATTTAATTCATTTGTTCCACCATGTTCAAGACGAATTTTATGATCTACTTCATACCAAGCAGTCAATTGATTTTTACATTTATTACATTTCCATTGTTGAAGAGATGCTACATATTTTTTTTTTGTTTCACTTACACAGCGTTTTGTTGATTTTCCAGACTTATGTAATCTTTGAATAGATTGGGTTGGAAGATTCGATGTTAATGGTGTTGAAAAAAGTGGAGTTAACATATCTTTTGAATTTTTATCCATTGGCAAAAATTGTATAAATTGATGTAACGTTTTCATATTATCATAACCAATTTTTGGCGAAGAATTAATAATCTTTAATGCTCCTAATCCAAATATAACGACAATACCTATTTTGTAGTATTTTTTAAATGAATTAAAATGCTTAAATATATTTGTTTCATAATAAATATTATAAACAACTAATCCACATATAAGGATGACCCACAAACGAATGTTCATTATATAATATAATTATATAATGAAACGATTCTCTTCACTTATTTATAAAATAATATAGAATGATTAAAAAAACAATCATGAAAAAGAATAAATAATTATGAATATTTTTTTGCTTCCATTTTTTGTACATATGTGTTTCATTTTCTAAAACATATTTTAAATGTGCGTAAAATTCTTCTTGTGATTTGTATGTTGTTTCATGGGTTAACATAAAATCTTTGTATATTAGATAACAATAATCTTGCATATGATTATTGGAGTCATAAAACGAACGTATTGGATGGTTTTGAATAATCTTATATAAAACATTTTGAAAATGTATATCAAAGAAAAAATATGGAAATGTTTGAAAAAAATCTATTATTTTTTTTTTATTAGCTTTTGTTGGTTGATAAAAATAACCAATTTGACTTAAAATGGATTCGAGCGTTTCTTGAATATAATGAACATTTAATCTCATTATAATAAAAAAATAAATTAATTAAACATAAGAAACTATTTATGTTATCATGTATAATAATCAATCATTTCAAAATAGAAAACATATATGTAATAATTGCGGTATTTATGGACATATGTTCTATAAATGTAAAAAGCCTATAATGAGTTTTGGTATTATTACTTTTCGTAAACATCCAGAAACAAATCAAATTCAATATTTGATGATACGTAGAAAAGACACGTTGGGGTTTGTTGATTTTTTAAGAGGTAAATATAACCCACATAATGATTTTCATTTAGCAAATATTATAAAAGAAATGACACAAAGCGAAATACAAAATATTTTGACAATGAATTATATAGATTTATGGAATCAGTTATGGAATAAAACAAATGAATCATATGATCGTAAAAATATGGAAAAATTTAATTATATTGTTCAACATAAAAAACATATTTTTGATAATGTATCCGGCTGGGAAGAACCGGAATGGGGATTTCCAAAAGGTCGAAGAAATGCGCGCGAAAACGATTTTGATTGTTCAATACGAGAGTTTGAAGAAGAAACTGGATATAATTCAAAAGACTTGATTATGATTAAAAATATTGGCTTTTTTGAAGAAACATTTACAGGTTCAAATATGAAATCATATCGACACAAATATTATTTATGTCAATCCAATTATGAAAAAACAATCGATGAAACAAAATATCAGAAAAGCGAAATAGGTAATTTAAAATGGTTTACGTTTGAAGAATGTTTGGCGAAAATCAGATTTTATAACTATGAAAAACGACGAATGTTATGTAAAATAAATAATATAATAAGTAATAAATAAATTATACCTAAAATATATATATTCATGAGTGTAAATGATGAAACAAAAAAAATTCGTTTAAAAGAAGAAAAAAATAGCATTGTGTTTCAAAACCCAACCATTATAAAATTAAAATACCCACATTTACAAAATGTAGATTTACAAAAAAAAATTTCCTTAAAAAAAGAATTCCAAACAACAAAATACGATGGCACAATAAAAGAATTGAAAAAAACGGATGTATCATGTAAAAAAAGAGATTTTATTTTATCACCACACCAAGAATTTTTGAAGATGTATATTAGTCGTCATACTCCATATAATGGATTGCTTTTATATCACGGAATGGGTTCAGGAAAAACATGTAGTGCTATAACCATTTGTGAAGAATATAGAAAATATAACAAATATAGTCCATTATTTAAAAAAATATTAATTATTGCTAGCCCGAATGTACAAGAAAATTTTAAATTACAACTTTTTGACAAAGACAAATTAATAAAAAAAAATGGAATATGGAATTTAGATGGGTGTGTTGGAGAATCATTACTTCAAGAAATGAAATTTTTTGATATTGAACGGTTATCAAAAGAAGATATCATTTTAAAGATGGAAAAACAAATCAAGAAACATTATGAATTTATGGGTTATATTGAGTTTGCAAATAAAATTAATAAAATCTTTTTTGCCGAAGATAAAACAAAAATGAAAAAAATGAAACAAAAGTTAAAAATAGAATTTGCCGAAAAAATGATTGTGGTAGATGAAGTACATAATATACGCACAACAGGTGAAAGTAAAAAAACAAAACAAGTATCCACCGCATTTCAACAATTGCTAAGTTATGTAAAACATTTAAAATTACTCTTTTTAAGTGGTACACCCATGTACAATGACCCAACCGAAATCGTATTTTTAATCAATTTATTATTATTAAATGACGGTCAAAGTAAGATGTCGAAAAAAGACATTTTTAATAAAGATGGAGACTTTAAAGAAGGTGGAAAAGAATATTTATTAACAAAAAGCAATGGATATATATCGTATGTTCGTGGTGAAAATCCGTATCAGTTTCCTTTCAAAATATTCCCAAATGATTATAATAGTTCATATAGTTTGCGCCAATATACTTATCCTAGATTACAATTTAACCAAAAACAAGTTGATAACCCTATTCATCATCTAGACTTACATTGTACATCTTTATCTTCATATCAAGAACAAGTATATAAAAAAAGTTTAGAATCCAAGATTAATAGTTTTAATACGGAAACAATCAAGAAGTTTAGAGAAGCAGATTCATTTAAATATACCATGTTACAAGAACCGCTGCAATCATTAACTTTTGGAATGATGGATTCTTCTGAAAAAGTATATGTTGGTAAATCAGCACTAAATCGTATTGTTTCTTTTGATAGCGAACGTCAAAAATATACCTATATTGATCCAACCCAACGCATATTTGAATTGGGTAAAATTGGACAATATAGTGCCAAAATAAAAAGTATTTTAGAACATATACAAAAAAGCGAAGGAATTGTCTTAATTTATTCACAATATTTAGATGCTGGTTTAATACCCATGGCTTTGGCCTTAGAAGAAATGGGATTTAAACGAACAAGAGCATCAAAACAAAGAGATTTATTACACGATACTTCTAAAAAACAAACTGGACATTATGCTATGATTACTGGTGATATTAAATACAGTACATCAAATAAAGAAGAGTTAAAATATATCAACACAATTCAAAATAAAAATGGTGATATGTGTAAAGTGGTTCTAATATCACAAGCAGGAAGCGAAGGGTTAGATTTTAAAAATTTACGTCAAGTTCATATCATGGAACCATGGTATAATTTAAATCGGATTGACCAAATCATCGGTAGAGCCATACGTAATTGTAGTCATAAAGATTTACCATTGAAAAAACGAAATTGTCAAATTTTTTTACACGCAAGTATTCAAGGAAATAAACAAGAAGAATGTGTTGATATGATGATGTATCGATTGGCGGAATCAAAATCCCGCAAAATAGGTGCAGTTCAAAGAGTATTAAAATCCATAAGCGTAGATTGTCTTTTGAATATAGAACAGCAAAATTTTGCCCAACTGAATCAAGAACTAGATTTGACTTTATCCACAAAAGACAAAATAAAATATAACATTAAAGATAAACCTTATTCATCACTTTGTGACTATGATATATGCGAATATAAATGTAATTCATCCATAAGTAGTTCAAATTCGATTAACAATAGTTCATTTCACGTAGATCATTTGATACGCGAAACTATTGTACGTCAAATCAAAAGATTATATCAAAAACAACATGTATTTAGAAAAAAACAGCTTATTGAATTAATATGTAATCCTCCGTATATTCTTGAAGAACATTTGAATTATGCTTTAACTTATTTATTACATAATGAAAATGAAATGATTGTGGATAAATTTATGAGAGCCGGTAATTTAATCAATATAAAAGATTTATATATTTTTAAACCAAAAGAAACAAACAATGTATTATCTTTTCAAGAACTTCAAAAACCATTTCAACAACAAAAACATTCTTTTTTTCAATATTTACAAAATAATACATCAAATGAAAATGAAAATACAACAATGAATCAAAGACCCATAAGTAAACCGGTTGACATAATATTAACACATTTAAAAGACAACTTTAAAAAAGCTCTAATAGAACATGATGTTGAATTTAATGAAAGTGAGTATAGTATTTTATTTTATAAAACATTAGAGCCATTAATGAATCATTTTAAAGATATTCAAATACAACCTTATTTAAAACAAATCGTATTAGAACATTTATTAGAAGAATTATCTATAAAACAAGAAATTCTATTAGTAACCCATTTATTTCATTCTTCATGGATAGCAAACGACTTTGAATCCGCAATTAAGATGTATTATGAATCCTTTTTAGACAAAGAAAATAATATATTATTTCTAGTTGATTTGAAAAAAAAACCCAAAAAAAAAGACAAATCATTGATTCAGCCTCATATTCGTATGTTAAAACAAAATGAAAAACAAGAATGGAAAGATTTAACAACGAGTGAAATTAAAGATATTCAATATGATAATATTGTTGATTTTTTAAGAAGAAAACATAATAGTTCAATAAGCGTAAATCATATTTATGGATTTAAAGATTTTTATGAAAAACAACATATATATGCATTAAAAACATGTACTGGTAATGGAACCGGGGCATTTCTTCATAATAAAATACCCATTAAAATAAAACAACAATTAGAATTAATTACTGAAAGTGCATTTTTTAAAGATAAAAAAGATTTGAATAAAATTCAATATTCCATCATGGCAGAATCTATTTTAAAATATTTTCAATATATTCAAAAAGACAATAAAGCTTATTATTTCAACAAGTTAGAATACGCCACTCTAAATTTAAGAGAGGAAGAATGAAACTAAAAAATTGATTTAAATATTTTATAAATAATATACAATACACTAATTATGGAAAGTAACTTAATACATCAACGTGGTCTTTATCAAAAATCATTGATTCGGCGTAAAATTCAAGTTGCCTTTCATGAAATAGAAGATAATTTAGAACAGATGTTTTTACGCCATGCACAAACATCAATTCTGAATCAATGTGAAAAAGAAGGATATATTGCGGAACATGGGTGTAAAATAATTTCATATAGTGGTGGGAAAACAACGGATTCTTTTATTCAATATGATGTATTATTTGAATGTATGATTTGTTATCCAAGTGAAGATATGGTATTTCAGTGTAAAGTACAAAGTATTACAAAAATCGGTATTAAAGGTGTATTGACACATGATGAAATAAAAAATCCAATTGTTGTATTTGCGAGTTATCTTCATAATCCTAGCATATTTAAAGGTGAAAATATTTTATCAAATAATGAAAATAGTCCATATAAAGTAGGCGATATTATTGAAATACGAGTACTAGGACATCGTTTTGAAATACATGATCCACATATTTATGTTTTGGGAGAAATCATTGATAAAAAGTAATTAAACAAAACATGGGATAAAAAGGTATATGGATAAAAATATACAATTAGAAGATTTAGTTTCGAAAATAGATAATATGGAAAAATGTCATCATATAGAAATTTTACGTATTATCAAAGAGTCATCGCCAAATGTTTGTATTTCTGAAAACAAAAATGGCTCATTTATAAATATGAATGAATTAAACTCTAATACCATAGAAGAAATTCATACATATATTCGATTAAACGATACAATTGAAGAAGATATTCAACATCATGAAACATTAAAAAATACTATTATAGAAACATTTATTTCATAAGGAATATAAACATTTCAATATACTATATTTATATATGGTAAACATTCAAGATTTTCAGAAACATTTTCCACAACAATATTACGATATGGGACGTATAAAACGAAAACCAAAAATTCAAAATAAATTATCGAATGATTTTGATAAATTATTTTTTAATTTTTTACTTATTGTAAAATATGAAATTTCAATACATTATACAAAAAAGGAAGAAATAGATATAAAATATAAAATTAGTCAACAAATGGAAAACTTTGAATATAAGAAAAAAAAAGATGTGATTCATAATTTATGTTTTGAAGAAAAAATAAATTTAAAATCTTTGGATTGTTTAGCAACATTTTTCAAAGTCAACTTGTTATATTCTCATTGTTTTGTGTATTATAAAATGTTTTATAATCCAATTAGCCTACTATATTATCACGTAAATCACAACAAAGACATGTTTTTAGTTCAAAAAGATACAATCGAAGAAAATCATTGTAATGGATATGAAATTGACAATATTCACAAACCATTGTATAGTGCAAGTCATTATAAACTAACAGATATATATAATATGATGGAAAAATTACATTTGAATCATGATAATAAAAAAAAACAAGATTGTTATGAATATATCAAAACATATATAGATGAAGTACTTATATAAATAAATAAAATTGATTTAATAAATGTATATAAATTATATATATATACATGTCTTCATCTAGAACTAAAACAATTTCAGAATTATTATCATTGTATGGTAATATTATATCAAAAACAGATTCGTTTTCACATAATACATATGAATTTGAAGTTCGTTTTAGAGAAGAAAATATAAACAAACAAACCTTTGATGATATTTTCAAAGCATTAATAAAATATGGTTTTGTCATTGAACATACAGAATATCAATTGAAAATTGCTCCCGATGAAAAGTCTAAAATCCGGGTCGAACTTGACGATATTATACAAATTCAAGAATTGTGTAAAAGTAATCATTTTCCAGAAGAAGCAAAATATACCAAAAAAACTTCACAAATGGAAGATGGACGACCCGCGTACAATGATGATTTTGGTTTTAGAACATCTATTCAACAAGAGCGTTCATTAAATATGAATGATGAATCGGTCAAAGCTATTAAAGAAAATTGGAATCATAGTTTAAAATTATATCGTTATTTGTATCGTACGTCTTTAATACATCCAGATATGCCTCATATTCGTGTAGATATGAGTGTGGTTAGAACAAATAAACAAAATCAAAGTCAAGAAAAAATACAAGGAAAAACCAGATATATTAAAAGGCCTATTTATTGTAAAACCTTTTTAGAGAGTAATGTATTGAATGAATTTCCATTTTATGAAGTAGAAATTGAATGTATTGACGCAACAAGAGAACAAATGAAAAAAGAAGAAGTGATGGAACATATTGAAACAACATTTAAAAAAACTATAAAATATATTGTTGGGGCAATTCAAAAGACACCTTTCCCTGTTTCACATTCTCAATTAAAAGACGTATTTAAAAAGTATTTAGTGGTTTTACATTCTTTAAATAAGAAACAACGAATTCATAAACCATACTTTCTTGGTCCATCTTCAATTACATTACAAAAAGAAAATCTATTGAATAATAGCGGAAAACCATATATAAAAGAAAATTATTGTGTTACAGATAAAGCAGATGGTGAACGAAAATTATTGTTTATTTTAAATAATAAACTTTACTTTATTGATACAAATCATAATGTACAATTTACAGGAGTTTCGGCAACAATGGGAAAACGATTTACGATTATTGATGGTGAATATATAACTGTTAATAAAAAAGGACAATCCATTCATCAATTTGCTGCATTTGATATATATGTTATGAATGATACAGATTGTCGTAAATATCCTTTTATTGAAGATCGTGCTGGAAAACCCGAAATCAATTCTCGTTATGCGAAATTAATCAACTATATAGATGAATTAAATCAAAACATTACAAGTGGCAATATGAAACTTTTTGTTAAAAACTTTTACTATGAAAAAAAAGATTCTAAAACAAATGAAAAAATTACTTCTATGGAAGAAGTTTGTGATTATATTTTAAAACATATTGATGGAAATACCTACGAATACAATACAGATGGTCTAATCTTTTCTTCCAAGTATGACCCTATTCCACAAGAACCTCGGAAAATAACTTGGGATAAAAGTTTTAAATGGAAACCAGCAGAGTATAATACAATTGACTTTCTTATTTCGGTTCAGAAAAATAATAAAGGAGAAAAAATATTGAAAACCAAAAATATTAATGGAACATTAGTAGAATATTATGAAATAGAATTACAGGTTGGGTTTAATGATGTAACTCATGGTCACGTTAATGCTCAAAACAAAATATTAAATTTAGATTATGATTCTTCTAAAAAGAAAACAAGTTCAAGAGATTATTATCCAAAAGCATTTCATCCAACGAATCCAAGTATTTCAAATGCCTGTGTTTGTCATTTAATGGTTTCAAAGGATAAGAATGGTTCTCTTGTTATGTTTACTACGGAAAGAGACGTCATCGAAGATGATACCATTGTTGAATTTAGTTATGATCTAACAAAAGAAGATAATTATGAAAAATGGGTTCCATTGAGAGTACGCCATGATAAAACAAATGATTATAAAAAAGGGAAACCAAATTACGGAAATGCTTATCATGTTGCTAATAATAATTGGCAAAGTATTCATAATCCAATTATACCTGAAATGTTAACAGGAAAAGTATCGGTACTTCTTTCGGAAGAAGATGATGGTGTTTATTATAATCGTACGCAATATAAAAGCGAAACAACCGCATTAAGACATTTTCATAATTTATATGTAAAAAAACGTTTGATTGAAGCAGTATCAACACCAAAAATGAATTTAATTGATCTTGCGGTTGGAAAGGCAGGTGATTTAAATAAATGGGTACAATGTAATCTTGGTGGCGTGTTAGGTATTGATATATCTAAGGACAACATTCACAATCCAATAGACGGAGCATGCGCCAGATATTTAAATTTAATGAAAAAACAAACAAAATCCTTACCTGTATCCATGTTTATACATGGAGATTCTAGGAAATCTTTAATAGATGGAGATTTTGAGGAAATAAATAATAATAATGGTGGAGAATCCAATCATATTTTGAAAACATTAATGGGGTCTACATCGGTTTCGTCTAGTAAATTATCTCCATTTCTAAAAAAATATCATGGTATATTTGGAGATAAATTTGACATATGTTCGATTCAATTTGCTCTTCATTATATGTTTGAAAGTAAAGAAACATTACATCAGTTTATCACAAATGTATCAAATTATACAAAGGTGGGAGGATATTTTATTGGTACTTGTTATGATGGAGTTACTATATATAAAAAGTTAAAAGAAAATCCTAAGTTAGAATTATGGAAAAATAGTCAAAAAATATGGCATATTAAAAGTAAATATGATGATGATACTGATGAGTTTTTAAATGGAACAGAACAATGTATTGGGTATAAAATTTCAGTATATCAAGAAAGCATAAATAAAGAATTTGATGAATATTTGGTTCATTTTGATTATTTTGTAAAAATCATGAATGATTATGGATTTGTAGTTGATACGGAACATATGGGAGGCATTGATTCATTTGAATCCTTATATAATGAAATGCAACAAAAATCAAAAGACACTTATCCTATGAGTACACAAGAAAAAGAAATTTCATTTTTGAATAAATATTTTGTATTTCGGAAACATCAAAATATTACTCGTTCTTTATATGACGTATCTAATCCTCTTAATTTTCAAATAGGAAAAGCAGTTAAATTGGATAAAACAATCATCCTTGAGAGTATATAAAGAAGATTTCGTATATTTATACATGTATATTTTAAATGATTTTTTATTTTCAATAACAGCAAATGACATTAACGTATTATATGATTCAAGTGAAAAAACAAATCATCATGTCATTAATCCTAGTTTACAAGAATATTTATTTAATATCAAAACTGAAATAGACAAATATCAAGATAAATGGGACGAATATAAGAAACTTACAAATAAATATGAATTTATCAATACATGTATTTTTATGGATAAAATAAAGCAAAATTCATGCGTATGTAGTTATAAACCAATTTCCCGTTCTTATTTTAAAATGATTGAAATTTTGAATCATTTTCGGTTTGAGTTTCCATCTAAAATTAATTCATTTCATTTAGCAGAAGGACCAGGTGGATTTATAGAAGCTTTACAAATGTTTCGTTCTAATGTGAATGACAAATATGTTGGAATGACTTTAATTGAACCTCAATCCGATATTCCAAAATGGAATAAAATTCAACAGTTTATGAAATCAAATAAAAATATTCGCATTGAATCTGGACCAAAACACGATGGGAATTTATATTTCAAACATAACCTATTATATTTAATGAAAACTCAAAAAAATAAATATGATTTTATTACCGCCGATGGTGGATTTGATTATAGCATTGACTTTAATAAACAAGAAGAATTGTCAATTAATCTTATCTTTTGTGAAATGTTATATGCTCTTGTTTTACAAAAACCAGGTGGTTCATTTGTTTTGAAAATTTTTGATATATTTTACGAAACAACTACTGAAATATTATATTTATTGTCTTATTTTTATAAACAAGTATTTGTTTACAAACCAAATACAAGCAGGGAAGCGAATTCTGAAAAATATATTATATGTAAAGGATTTATTATTGGAGAAAATTATAATTCAATAGTACAAAAATTAATTGAAAATTTTGATGATTTATCCAAACAAAAAATACATAAAATTTTTAATTTTGATTTGAATTCATATTTTTTAAGTAAAATACAAGAAATCAATGCGATTTACGGACAACAACAAGTTGAAAATATATTGAATACAATTAATTCTATCCAAGATGATAATTGTAATCATAAAGATAAATTGATAAAAATAAAACAAACAAATATTGAACGATGTATTAAATGGTGTAAAAAAAACAATCAACCTGTTTATTCTATGATTATACAACAATATGCTTATACTTGACAACATGGTGTTTTTTCATTTGTTCCTTTTATAAATTGTATATCATATCCGGTTTCATTGACATAATAAGGTTTTTTATGTATATATGTTTTTCCATACGCGTTTTTTAAACTTGAAAAATTATTCGTCATTGCGTTTTGTTTTTTTCGTAATATATAAGAAGAAGAACTAACGGAACCCTGTGTTTGAAATGAATTATTGTTTGGTTTATAAATAACTGGTATATTACATTTTGCTTTTTCATTTCTACAAGTACTGGATTTATATGAACCGTTTGTATTTTTTTCTCCAAGTGTCGTATGTTGACTATATGTTTTACATTTTGCTTTTAAATATTGAGATTTAGTTTGATAATAATTGTTGTCCAAGTTTGTTGATGCCGAACGTCGCACATTTGAAGTTCCACCTATACAACGAGATGGATTATCTACATGTACTCCCAAACAAGGCTGTGTATTTTTTGTAATATTTTCTTTCATAAATTGAGCATTTAATACATTACAACTGGGATCAGTTACGTGTACATAGGAAACTGTATTAGGTGTTTCTATTGAAGATATAGATACTTGTTTGGAAGATTTTGTTTTATAATACGGTATTAATTGTTTTCTCCATTGCTTAATTGGATTTGCTTTAAAAGGTGTGCGAGAAATATTTGATATAGAACCATCATTATTTATAAATGGTCGGGAATTTGTAGGAATAATACTATTGGTGGCAGAAGCTTTCCAAAGATTATTTCTGTATGTAAAATTCATTATATAATAATACTATATAATATAATGAAATTTTTGCTCTTTTTAATAGCAATTGTAATAATTGTTAAATGTAGTCGTGCATTTCATATTGAAGGTTTCGATGGAAACTGTATTCGTCCCTTTTATCCAAATTTTAGTAATAGTTCTTTAAATTATCCAAACTTAAAAGAATTATATATGAAAAAAAATGATATAAGTGAAGAATTAAAAGAATACGAATTAAATGATTTGAGTGCATCTATCATAATCGAAGATATTTCAGGTTTTATGAAGGATCCATTAGGACCAGATTATCCTTACTATAATCCAATATGTACATTAAGTTATATAGACTATAATTAAAAATACTCTCGAATCGTTTTAAATATTTTTTGATTATTTGATAGTGTTGGTTCTTTTACCGTTTGACTTATACCATTATAATCTCTTATAACGTTTTCTATATTATTGTCAAATTCTTTTAATTTTTCAATTGCTTGTTCATCATCATAATTTGTTTGTCTTTTTACAATATTTATCTTTTCTTGTAAATCGCTCATAATAATAGTATATAATAATCATTTTTTAAATATGTAAATTATATATACGATTAAATATGCTAATTGCTTCTTTTTGCGGACCAGCTCTTATTTATTTTACATTTATGTTAATTCATGTCATGATATTTATGTATAAAAATAAAACAAACGAAGCTATATTACAACTAGTTGTTGGAATATTAATGACATTATTGTTACAACTACTTTGTATGAAAGGAATGTCTATTATTTCTTGGATTATTGTATTTATTCCATTTATATTTTATACATATATGATGATTCTTTTATTTCACGCCTTTGGGTTAGATCCTGATGAAAATATGAAACAATTTTTAGTAACATAATAATAGATTTAAAGAAAATAATATATATAGAATATAAGTGTGTGGAATAATCATGTCTAATTGTAAAGAATTAAAGTTAAAAAACAATTGGACTTATTATTTACATTTACACGACACGCGACAATGGGATTTTGAAAGCTATAATCAAATTATGAGATTTAATTCTGTTGAACATGCTATTTTATTAAATGATGAAATACATTATGATTTAATAAAAAAATCAATGATGTTTCTCATGAAAGAAGATATTAAACCTATGTGGGAAGATATAAATAATAAAGAAGGTGGATGTTTTTCATTTAAAGTGATAAATAAGGATATTGAACAAGTATGGAAAGAAGTTTATTTTCATGTAATTGGGTCAACCATTACAAAACAAAAAAGTCATTATAAAAATATTAATGGAATTACATTAAGTCCCAAAAAGAAATTTTGTATTTTGAAAATATGGATGAATGATTGTTCGTTAAAAGATCCTTTGATTTTTATCCCCATAAAACAATTGACTGCGGAAGGATGTATTTTTAAGAAACATCAGCCAGAGTTTTGAATGATAATATAGTTCTTCTTGATTTATATGTATATATATTACAATTTTACTAAACATGGTTTAGGTTCAGTGGTGTCATTTTTACCTTTTTTTTTATCAATATCATATATATTTTGAAGATACGCATTCAAATGAATATACTTTTGAATTACATATTGTTTTTTATGATAATATGTTCTTCGTTTTCCATATTGACGTTTAAATATATCATGACTATCAATAATATCAATGACTAATGGCTGTGTATGTTTACTCCGCAATATACGTCCAACAGACTGACATACATCTGATTTAGGTGTTGCCATACAAAGTGTTGTTAGACTCTTAATATCCAAACCTTCAGAAGCCATAGCATAAGTAGCAATAATCACCTTTTTACTTTCACTTTCTTTTAACGCATCTTCCTTCATTCCTCCAATGTAAAATCCAATACTAGGTTCAAATAACGAAATCATGTCATATAAACGTTGTATTAATGTTTTATTATGTGCCAATATCATGATTTGTTGATCCTTTTTTTCTTTTAATTCATAATGAATGATATTTGTAATCATCGACGTTCGGTTTTCGTTATTACATAATTTCGTAATCATACTACTGTACATTGGATTACCACGATAATCAGTTTTAACATCATTATAATCATCATTATTTTGATCTTCAAACAAAACAGACTTAACCAACACTTCGGTTGTAAGATCCGTCTTTTCTTTGTGTACAACTGGTCCTATAAAATATTTAAATACTTTTGTCAAACCATCTTTACGAGTCATGGTTCCACTTAATCCCAATACATAATTGGTATGAATTCGTATCATTACATTTGAAAATACTTCTGCGCTCAAATGATGACATTCATCATATATAGTTAGTCCAAATTCTTTTACAATAGAATAATCTAAATCTTTTGTTGACAGTGTTTGTAACATGCCAATAACAATATCCTTATCTTCTACATCAATGATTTGTGCTTGAATTATTCCTATATTAGCATTTGGCAAAAACTGTTGAATACGTTCTTTCCACTGATTTAACAAAAAGGTTTTATGTACAACCACAAGTGTTTTTCTTTTTAATTGAGATATTATATTTAACCCCATAACGGTTTTCCCTTTTCCCGGTTCTACATCTAACAACCCTCCTCCACTATTTCCAACATGCGTAATAAATTTATTCACAATAGTATGTTGATATTCAAACAAATCGCCACAAAAAGAAACGTCAATCGAATTTCCTTTTGATAATACATTTTTAGGACAAGAACCAAATTCATCTATACCATAATATCTTGGTAAATACATTTTATGGGTAGATTCACGATAAATAGGATATTGAATTGGATTGACAAATCCATTCATTGTATTATGTGGTTTAACCGTCATATCAATACGAATTTTATGTAGTTGAGTTTGCGTAAAATCTTCTTTCACAATCGTGTATCCTTTTTTTCCTATATATGAATTCATTTTATGATATGTGTGTACTTTAATAAATGTTTTCAATTTTTATTTTTATTTCTTTATATATATAAACAATGAAATCAGTAAAACCTTCTAAATTATTGAAAAAAACAAAATCGTGTCTTTCCTTACCTAATATTATAGGATTGATTCTAGCACTTCTTATTCTTTTTGAATTCAATGTAGAAAATGATTTAAAAGAAGTTATTAAAAGTCCAGTGGGCATGATTCTTTCATTAATTCTTCTTGTGATTATGTTTGTCTTTATGAATCCTATTATTGGATTATTATTTTTAATCTATTTGTACGAAGTTGTAAAAGATTCGCCATTACATCCAGCAAAATTTGTAAATAATACAATGTCTAAGCAATCGGTTATGAAACATTTAAATCAAAATATTTCTAGAAAGGAAAGTGACAAAGTAGAAATAGATGTGATTCGAAAAATGGCACCAATTGTTCGTAAAAGAGAAAATCCATCTGCTGTATTTGTTTCAAATACAAATGATCCAATTCCTTTCAATAAAGTATAATAAAACCAAGATTTAAAATAATTAAATCTTGGTTTATTGATATTCATAAAAATAAAAACCATGAGACCAATTTCGCAAAGGTTTTATATTTAATGTATAATTAGACATATTTGATAAATTTTGTAATTGAGTATATAATTCATTCATTTGTTTATTAGTATAAATATTTTCTGGATTTTCCAAAATCCCTTCTATTGTGAGTTCATTTTGTCTTTCGTTTTCGCATACAAAGATGAAAAAATTCTGTTTTTTATAAAATAAACAATGAGCATTTTTATTATACCGATTTGTAGTACACCAAATAATTGATTTCCAACATTCGTTGATACGTATATCTGTTAATGGATGGGGATTACCTTTCCAAATATCAATCCAATTATTAGCGTAATTTTTTAAATGACTCTTATCTAGTTCAACTATCTTATGATTTCCAAAAATTAATGAACTATATAGTTTGAAAACAAAAGACAACAAGATGAATATTTTCATTCTATATAAAATAAATATATTTATGTAATAATTATATTTATGTAATAATTATATTTTTAAAATGTCATTTAAAATGTCCTCTGCTAGTTTTTGTCGTGAAATGGACGATAACATCGTAGCACCATAAGATAAAGCCTTTGGACGATATATACTCATTTTTAAATCCGGATATTTGATTTTAAATATTTTGAGATTTAATAATTCTTCTTGATTATTTTTTGCTCGATATACATCTTTTAAATACCATTTATTCATAACATTTATACCAAGTTCATTATTTTTCAAACTGTCACCAACGCCATAAGCACTTATCAAAATAAGATGTTTACAAGAAGGTGGTAAATCTTGCATGATTTTAGACATTAAAACATCAGAATAATCATCTTTAAATGGTGATGCACTTGTGGTAAATATAACATGTTCGTAATCATTGCACCGTAAATCTTTCCAATAATTTCCACGTTCTACATTTGGATTAATAAATGGAGGCATGTTTTTGTTTTCACTAAATGAATTTATTCTACATGGTAATGTTAATGGTTTTGATGTACCCGATAATGCCAATACACTCATATTTTTATCTAATGCGGCTTGATACACCAATTCTCTTCCCAATCCACTTGTTGCACCAACTACACATAATCGATACCCTTGGGTCATAGAGAATAACATCATAAAAAAAGAAATTATTTTTATCATATAATTCTCTATATTATAGTTTTTTTTATATTTTTATTTCTCTATATTATCAAATTCACCAACTTGAATTACTTTATTACACAAAGGACTTTCCCAAAATCCTTGACTCATTGCATTATTTGCTTTTTCAAGATCTTCTAATATTGTATCTTTTATATGGATATTTTTCTTCACTTCATTTATGATAGATGGATTAGTCATAATTTCGTGAAATACAGCACGATTATTGCGATAACTTATATTTTGAGGATGCTTTTTTAGATGTTGTAACAGATAACGTTCGTATCCTAAATTATCAATTACTCGATTCATAATGACTTGATTTTCACGAATTAATTCATTTATAATAAAATCAGATAACAGGGTACTTGCGTTTGTTTTTTCTTGATAATAACGCACGCTAATTGCCATAAACAAATTACTAAATTGATCCGCCATATCACCCGATAACATTTGTTCTTTTTTTAAGGCTCCTCCTTTTAAAGCCACAAAATTAGTTAAAGTAGCAAAGCGTATCACTTCATGTTCTAATGAATTTTCATTATTCATTGTTCTCCAAAACAAACTATTCATATAAAGTGAAACACTGTGTTTTACCATATGATTAAAATGAGTTTGAAAGGAAGATAAATCATTATTTAAAATCGATGAAAGCAATGGAAAAATATGAGGATGACTTTTATTTAATCCTTGGGCAAATATAATCAACGAACGTGTAAGCGTATTTGAACCTTCAACCGTAATACCAATAGGAGCGCTTCTGTAAAATTTTTCAAGAAAATTATTTGGACCTAAACATATTGCGCTTCCAGCATGAATATCCATTGCGTCATTTAATACATATTTAGCTCTTTCGGTTGTTTGTTGTTTCATAATTGCGCTAATAACTGCGGGTGATTTACCTTCATCTAAAATATCATTTGTCATATTTACAGATGATTGAATAATCCAAGTATGATACATCATACGTAAAAATTTTTCTTGAATCGCCTCCATTTCGGATAAAGACATGCGAAATTGTTCTCGCACTTTCATATAATGAAATATACCAAAGGTTGCGACTTTACTTGTTGCGTTTGCTGTTGCGGGTAAACTGATACCTCTGCCCGCAGATAAACAGTCCATTAACATTTTCCACCCATTTCCAATGTTTTCTTCTCCGCCAATAACATCCTTTACATCAATCATAATTTCACCTTTAATGGTTCCATTTGGAAATCCCGCATTCATAGGATTATGATGTGTATTTTGAATTAATCCATCATGATCGCGTTCTACCAATGCAAGTGTAATACCGGAACGACCAATTAAATTCTCTGGATCTTTTAGTTCAAACGCAATTCCCATTAAATTCGCAACAGGAGCAAGAGTAATATATCTCTTATTTAATTGAATTTTAACTTTTATATTACCATCGTTATCACGAACAACAACTCCGGAATCAATCGAACCTGTTGCATCAGAACCATTATTGGGTCCGGTTAGTCCAAAACATGGTATTTTATCACCACTTGCTAATTTAGGTAAATAGTGTTCTTTTTGCTCATGTGTTCCATAATGTGTTAATAATTCTCCGGGTCCAAGGGAATTTGGAACCATTACAACCACACCCAATGCGGGATCAACGCTTGCTATTTTAGTCAATACATTAGACAATTCATTTACCGATAATTTATAACCACCATATTGTTCATCAATTAAAAAACTAAAATATTTGTTTTTAGCTAAATAGTTAATCCATTTATTTTGATTTTCATTTGGATAAATACGACTATGATCAAAAGAAGATAAAAAATCATCGACCTTATTTCCGTCAAAAGTATGTACACTTTTGGAAAATGGCGTGGGAAAATCGATTTCCCCTTTTAAAATATTACGATCTATGCTAGTATCACCACTTTGAAGAGCAATCATTTCGGTATCCGAAATACGCGGAATACGTTTTTTTACAAACTGAAACAAAGAGCGATACATTAATCTTTATTATTATATATCTTTATATTTTCTTCATTTTAATGTATTCAATTAATTGTTTTCGTTTAATGCTCATTTTCGGAGTTAAAAAAGAACTAAATTCATCATTTGAAATCACATGTACTTTATCAATTCGTAAATAAGAATCTAACATCTCGTTTATTTTATTCAAATCATGGTTACTTATTTGTTCGGTTACAATAATATCATTATATAACTGATTTTCTCCAAACACAACCACATTCCCTGATAAGATTGTTTTCATTTTTTGCTCTACATCTTGAACATTTACAAATTTACCATTTGATAATTTATAATTTTCACTTTTACGTCCATCATAATATAAAAATCCATCTTTTATACTGCCACTATCACCCGTTTTATACCAAGTTGTTCCATTTCTTTCTTCTAATACACTAGATGTAGCTTCTTCATTATTCCAATAACCCAACATGACATTTGGTCCACTTACTTGTATTTCACCATTTATAATTTCAACCTGTATGCCATCTAATACTTTGCCAATGCTACATACATCACGCGGAGAATTAAAATGATTCACGCTTATCATGGGTGATGTTTCAGTACAACCATAACCTTCACAAATATGATATCCATATTTTAAATAAAAATATTTTGTTTCATCATTTAATTTTGCACCACCTGTAAAAATATATTTTAATTTTTGTCCAAATAAATACTTCAATATATAAGGTATTGCGAATTGTAACATTAACGTATTTTCAAATCGTGATACTTTATTTTTAACAAGTTCTAACACACGAGGAACAAGATACAATACATTTGGTTGTATTTGTCTACATTGTTGTATAAAATCTTCACGGGATGTAGATAGTGCAATAGTGTTATTATACAACATATTATAATATAATTCACAAGTTTGACTATAAATGTGCGCCCATGGAAGTATATTTAAACATGTAGATGATGGTAAATCATAAAATCTCGTTCGTATTGTATTTACATTAGATATAATATTTTCATTACTTAACATGACCCCTTTTGGTGATCCGGTTGTACCTGATGTATATATAAGAGTAGCAATAGAATGGTCAACATAATCGATTTTGGAAGAAGGATTATATGTATTATCAACATTGATTGGAGATTTATCCATATTTACATCTATATTCATATCATCTGTTAAAAATATTTTAGGATTACAATCCTGGATAATATAATTACAGTAATCTGTATTTTGATCATGATACATTGGAACCCAAACACAACCCAGCGAATTTGTTGCTAAATTCCACGTAATCCATTCGAATGAATTTTTTCCTTTAAACGCAACTCGGTCTCCTTTTTTTACATTCCAATTTTGTAATTGTTCACGAGAGTAAATTACGGAATTGTATATATCTTGTCTTGTATTCCATTTCCACGCATTGTTTACATTTGTTCCTAAAAAAGGAATATGCTTATTTGTTGATTTTATATTTTGTAATAAAATAGAAGAGATTGACATTATAATGTATATACACTATAAGTTCTTAAATGAATAAAATTGAAAACTTAAAATGTAACATATATATAGAGCATCATGGAAAAACTTCCAAACGAAATCAATCAAAAGATTTTATATTATTACATTCCTTTATATATGGCATGTATGAAGCCTATACATGATGAGCTTACTTGTTATGAACACACTTTACATTTAACCGAACACTTATTTGATTTTGAATTGGATTTTCATTATATTATCCGATTACCTAAACTCGAATCTATTCATTAAAAAATAGGTCAAGTTCTTTTTTATGAGTATAAGCATCATTATAACCATGATATAATAAACGATGTATATCTAAACTACCCATACGATTCATGGTATCTATTTTTTTATTTTTCCATATTTCTGGATAAAGTATAAAAGAAGGAAATCTATTTTGATTTTTACGATATGGTCTTTTAAATATACCACCATCTATACATTTTTCATTACGAAATCTATAATAAAAATTACCATTTGTAATTAAAGGTAAATGAGAGCTGGCAATACAACATTCAATTAAATCTTCTAAATCATCAAATTCATGTACTATATTTTTTTTGAAAAATGGGAAAAAGTTCCGTTTACTCGACACACATATATGTATTTTAGAAACATCAAAATCATCCATTGTAAAATGGTTCAATAATCGTTTTTTCATGGTATTTTCTAAATCATATAAATTATAATAAGAAAATTGCCCTAATTCTTGTGCATGTTGTACAAATAATGATTCTTTTTCTTTGTTGCATGCTAAATATAATATATTCCATGCCCCAGCGCTAGAACCATAATAGTTATATTCGGTTAAATCATAATGATCGCGTATATATTTACATATACCCATCATATAATATCCTTTTACCCCTCCTGGTTTTATAACAATTGATTTTAACGCATCACAAAAAAATATAAAATAACATAAAATGAACCATTTCAACATTATATGTTATAAAGTGATAATTTATTTACTTTTTTCCTTTTCCTTTTCTCTTTTTACTGGATTTATTCTTTTTTGTTTTTTTTACGGTTTTGCGTTTTCCGTCCTTTTTCACATAACCAAATTTGCCCTTTTTGGCAAAATATCCATGTTTTTCTAAACGTTTTTCTTTTTTAGCCGTTAAATGTTTCTTTTTTGAAACGATTTCACCATGTTTATTTTTAATTAAATCCTTTTTCATTAGTCCACCTGTTGTTTTTTTCGCATTTCCGTGAAATACCTCAGCACGCGAACCAAACGTTTTTTTAAATTCAACCATTATATATTTCCCATAGAAAAAATATTTTATAAAATGATAAGTTATCTTATAAACTCTTTCAAGAATGTCCCGTATACGTATTTCTTGTTTTTATACTTGGCTGATTATTATTGGTATCCCAAAATTCCGGAATATCATCAATTTCGCCTTTCCAAGCTCCTTTCATAAGAATATGTAAAGAATACGAACTAGACGACAAAGATTCGCTGGACGCATTTAATTCATGTGCGTGATAATGATATCCAAATGAAATGTCATTTTCGTTATCATCGCTATGAGTATGTCCACCAAAATCATCTAAATCTATATCATATCCATACATTGTATCATAATCGCTATCGTATTTTCCAAATAATGCAATACCATCGTAACCAAATCCAATCAATGGAGGATGACTGTTTCCACTGTAATCAAGACTATTATACAAATTTAATCCATTTTGTTGTGCACCATGCCCATCCGCATGATAATGTAGTTGTAACCCTTGTCCAACGTGGATTCCAGTGTTTGTAATTTCCGCTTTTTCTTGGGCTGGTGTAAGAGTATTATTGAGAACCGGATAAATTGGTACTCCGTCAATAGCTACACCAATCGACGAAGTACTTACGTAATTGTAATTTGAACCAGTTGATAAACTATCGGGTAAAGTATTATCACTTACATTTGTAACCTCTCCATAATCTCTTAACGGAATTTTAATTACATAATCAGAAAGGGTTGCGTCACGGGTTACATCACTATTAGCATAAGTGTCAGTTCCATCTCCGGGAGGTTGTGCAACATCCAATAACCGATTTGGTTTATCTGAAATACCGTAACTTAAAATTACCATAAATGGGTGATAATCACCATTATCATCTGTTTCATTTGTAAAATAAACATAAGGAACTAAATTCATTCCGAGTATACCATTTACAATTGTATTTGATTCTAATATACTAGATAATAGGGTGCTTCTAAATAATAGATACAAAGATATGTCATAACGTAATGAAAAATTATTTGCGTTTGCTGTAGAAACTATATCTGTTAACATTGATATTGCAGCCGCTTCGGTATATGAACTATTTCCACTAGATTGAACTTGATCACTATAACTTGTTGAAATACTCGAAATCGTTGTTCCATTATAATGTGAATTAGAATCAATCTCTGTTATACTTTGTGTTTCCCAATTGACACGATCATTTGATACATAACTTTCATTATTTGGATTAAAATCATATGGCATGGATAAACTAATATCATCTTGACTATAAAAAGAACAGTCTATTGAACTTTCGGAAGATGTTGAAAAATCAAAAGTTGTAGTTGTTGAATTATAAGAATATCTTCCATATGGTATCAATGAATCAGATGTTAAATCAAATATTGTATAACTTGAATTATTTTCTCTATAAATGCTCCATACATCATTAAATGATATTATATCATTACTAATGTCTAACGAATACATGGAATGTAATTCGCTATCTATTCGATAATAACCAGTGTATGTTGTATCTTCTACAATATGAAATATGGATGATAAAAATTCTTGATAATTTGTTATATTTGTATTATCTATTGATGTAACGTTAAAACTATTATCAATTGCTAAATAAGAAGAATCATAATAAATAGATAGTCTATCCAAATTTGTAAAACTTGTTTTAACAACATAGTTTATGGTAGGAACCGATTGAGTCAATATGGATGTAAAATTAAATGGAGCATTATAAGAAGTATCGTAATCTGTTGTATCATAATCATAATAATATAATATTTCTTCAACTTCACTTATGGATATAGTTGGATTTGTTTGTTTGACTTCATCAATCAAAGATAACACATCTGTAATTTCCATAAATTGAATACGTTCAATTATAGTGTGATTAGGATTTATACCGTATGTAAAAATATTTTCCATTTCATTATATCCATATACATGAGAATATAATCCACATGTTCCAAAATCACCATCTACGTCTATAAAGATAGTACCATAATAAAATACATATACATCATCTAATGAATCATCATCTTCTAAACCATATAAATATTTATAACTAGATTTGGATATATCTCCATGTATACTAATATTTTCACTAGTTGTAATTAATGCTAATGGATTATCTTTGTCATGATGTTCTATAACATAGGTACCTACACATAATGTATATTGTGCATGATTATCATATCTATCTTTGAAAATATTCCCTTTTGGTAAAATAGAAGGATCTTCAAAGAAGAATTTGGGTCCTTTTAAATAAACAGCACGTAATTCGGAATTTTTATTCAAATATTTGATATTATATTTTGTAAAATGTTTATTCTTTTTATCCACTTTATAATTATACTCAATAAGAATGGTTTCATATATAAAACCAAACTGATCAAACGAACTTTTAGATTTTTGAAGTTTATCATAAATAAATAACCTATACAATGATATGGATACACTAGGTATATAGATAACACATGCGTTGGGTTCACCAGGCGTACCAATAAAATGAATATTTGTTACATCTTTAAATAGATATTTTTGCGAACTTAATGACATTTTATACCCACTATTAGTAGGATCGCTTACATCAAATTTATATTTTTTTCCAGGAATCAAATGATAATTTAATTTCATATTTTTAATTATAAAATGAGAGGATTGTGATAGAGAATAAATATTATTTATACATGTACAATAAAATGTAAAATATGGATTTTTTATAAGATTGTTTATTTTTATGGTTTGTTTTGTTTTTATTTCATTTGCAGTTTGTACATAAATTCCAAGAGTTTTTTCATCGTTAATCGTTAATGATGAAATAATTGTATTATACATGAAAAGAAGTTCATTTTTCTCATTTACATCTATGGATGAAGACTGTACAATACGTTTAAAATAATTATCATATAGAGATTTACCTAGTTTTAATAGTAATTGTTTGTTTATAGATTCACTTTTTGTATTAATACGATTTATAATATATATAGATTTTGAATTATTATAATGAAACTTTTTTTTTCGTTGAATCATTTTTGAACGAAGCATGTTTGAAGACATATGATTCATTTTATCTTGCGAATAAGGAAAACATTTTCTATCTTCAATGATGTTAATCGTGCGAGAACTATATGTTGTATTTCCAACCAAATTAGAAACCTGATATTGTCTTGTATATGCTCCTACTCTACATACATTTACATTATCACTAATTAAAATTTTATGTGTAATATTGCCGTCAACATTATCAAACGCAGTAACAGGATCATCATATATATTACCTATTACCAAATTTATAGAATTTCCATCACCATTTAACGAAATTATGGGAGGTGTAGAATCTCCAATTTCGACATTTCTTATTGCTCGTTTAGCCGAATATAAATCATTATAAATATCATAATAAACTTGGTATGTTCCAAATTCATTTTGATTTATATTATTTGTTATATCAGCAAGTGTCGATATAACATTTGCATATTTATCTACAACTATATAACCATATTCGATATATGGTTTATTGATTTCAAAAAACACATTTTTTCCATTGTTAAGTATAATTTTTACATTATAATATCCTACATAATCTGCTAATGTTTGTCCTAATGAATTCCATGTATCTCTTGTAATAATTGTACTTATTTGACTATTTATTTGTATAATATCTTGTTCATCTGCGAAAATTTGTCGTGCAATTGATAATAAAGCTAAGTTGTAGAATGATGTTGATGAAGGTGGAATCGTGGTTTGCCAATTTTCTAATATACTATTTGCCTTTGTAATAACTTGATCTTTCGTAAAATCATCAAATCTATCCAATTTTTTTAAAAATCCATAAAACGTAGATAAATTCGAATTATAACTAGTTCCAATAATATACACAATATCATTTGTTATTGCGATTCCAACTCCTTTATCATATTCACTTGAACCCAATATTTTTGTCCATGATTTGTTTCCATTTATATCATATTTTATTAAAAATGCGCCTTTATTTCCAGAAACATTTTCTATATTTTCAGTAGAACTACCCGTAATATATATACTATTACTATCACTTGATGTAACTATCCCAACACCTTCGTCTGAACCACTTGAACCTAAAAGGGTTGTCCATGTATTATTTCCATTTGTATCGTATTTTGATAAAAAAATATCTTTATTACCAGCATTAAGATTATCATTTAATGTACCTTTGGTATAACCAGTAATATAAATACTACTATCACTTGCTGTTGCAATTCCTAGACCTTCCTCATTTAAACTTGAACCCAAAAGCGTTGTCCATAATTTACTTCCATGTGTATCATACTTTGATAAAAATACGTCTTTTTCACCAGAATTGACAATACCATCTAAATCTCCTGTTGTATATCCAGTAATATAAACATGTGAGGTACCATCACTAGATGTGGCAATTCCAAGCCCTTGTTCTGAATTGCTAGTGCCTAAAATGTTTGTCCACACTATGTCTCCATTTATATTAAATTTTGTTAAAAAAATATCTTTCATGCCAATATGAGATTGATTATTTCGATTTTGTATACTTCTAGACACGTATCCAGTAATATAGATATGATTACCATCACTTGATGTAGCCACACCAATACCTTCATCATCGCCACCAAGAGCAACATCATCCTGATCCACATTGTTCACAGTGTCTAGTGCGCCATTAGAATAAGATATAATATCAAATGAAGATATAATCTTTGTCCATACTCTATTTCCATTTGTATCGTATTTTGTTAAAAATGCATCTTTACCTCCGCTATTTATTTTATTATCTATATTATCTAAATTTTCGTTTGTATATCCAGTAATGTAAATATTACCATCACTTGATGTAGTAATTCCTTGCCATGAATGAATATAGCTAGAACCTAAAAGACTTGTCCATAATATATTTCCATTTGTATCATATTTTGTTAAAAATGTTTCGCTTTCAGAAGTAACATCTCCATTTATGTCCCCGTTGGTGTAATGAATAACGTAAATATTACCATCACTTGATGTAGATAGTGCTTTATTATAATTGTTTGTATTCATATTTTTTGTCCAAACATCATAGAGTATATTATTTGTTTCACTATCAATACTATGTGTATTATCAATTCTTGTTTGTATATCATTCAATAATGCATTATTTGCTGAGAGTACTTTTTGTGTGGTAGTTTCGATTGCTTCTCGTATACGATTGATTGGTGTATATGAAACATATTCACTTTGAGATGTTGTAAATTGAAATTCATAAGAACCATCCACTTTTACAAGTTCAATTGAGTTAAATCTAAAATAAAAAGAATTATTGTCATTTAATAAAAAAGATACATCATAAAATGCTCCATTGTATCCTTCATCTACACCATTTTCCCATAAAAATGATCCGTTATATTGAATTCCATTTTTAACAGTAGTAATATATGTTGTAGAAGAAGGTGGTAAATGATCCAATACATAAAAAGTTCTGGACTTTGATTCTGCTTCATTTTCATATTCATCAGTAAATGAATAAGTATATGTATATGTACCTATTATATCAGTATTTAAATTTCCAGATACATCAACTTGATCATTATCAACTAATTGATCTATACTGTTATACGCACTATAAGAATTATAATATATAGTTGATAAATATGTATAAATTAATTGTACATCATTTCCATGACCTATGAAAGATATATATGGATCGATAAATATAAATATATTTCTAGTTTTTTCTATTTGAAATCCTAAAAAATCAACAAGTGTATATGTAATGGTGTATATGCCGGGAACATTGGAAACTAGATTACTATTTATAACTACTTGGTCAGAAACGTCTATTTGTAATGAATTTAAAGCACTAAACCCTAATTCTGTATATACTTCATTAATATTCATATTAAAAGATGAATCACCAAACAGAACTAGGCTTATATCATCAATAACATATATATTTCTAGTTACCGTTTCTGCTGTAAATGTATAATTTAATTCGTTTATACTATAAGTTATTGTATATAATCCAATAACCGATGTGTCAAATGTACCCGTTTGAACAACTATATCCGAAATATCAAGAGTATTTCCTTGATTTGTTATAGCAATTACGCTAATATCTAAATCAGTTTTATCCGAAAACAAAGATATAGTATTAATATCTTCAACACTAATATCCACATCAAGAGAAATATAATAATCACTTAAAGTTTGATATTCATTTGTCCATGTATCTAAATCTAAACTTAAATTACTATTTGTTATAGCCTCTTCAATAATACTAAGTGTTGTATACGAAGCATCTCCATTTGAATCTGCAATAAATGTATAACTACCATCTTCATTCGTTGTTAATTGTTTATCATTAAAATTAAAATAAAAAGAAGTTGTACCTGCATTTAAAATAGTATAATCATAATAAACACTATTATGACCATCATCGTCGCCAGTAACCCATGATATACCATGAATTGTTTTATTCGGTGGTAAAAAAAGAAGAGTATTTGCTTTATAATTAATTAAAGATATATATCTATCTTTCATTGTTTGTACGTCAAAATCTATAATTTCGTACGATATGGACTGATATAATGCCTGTTCAATATCATAAAGTGTGGTATAACTATTATCCACTCCTAATGTTGTATAACTACCATCCGTATCTAAATAACTCGAATCAAAAATAAAATGTGTTATTCCGACTGGATTTGTATATAGTCTTAAATAATTTGTAAATGTAAAATAATATTTTGTATATGTTAAACTTAAATCACTTTCAATATATGGATATCCTTTGTATCCAATTGTTATATCTGAATCATCCCATAGTATAGAACCATTATCATCAATGACCATTTCATCTAAAAATGGTAATCCTTTGAACGTCGATGAAACAACAGTTACTTCACGAGTTACGGTGGTTGCATCATTTCCTCCGTCATCAGTAACATCATAAGATATTGTATATGTTCCAACCGCATTTATATTCACCGGATTCGTTACAATTATATTGTCTGTTATGTCTCCGTCTACATTATCAAATGCTGTTGCGCCACTGTCATCATATTCTTCTGCTAAACTAATGGTTACACTTGAATCTCCTATTAATGTTATTACAGGTATATTATCATCAACAACCTCTACTGTACGTATAACTTCTGTTGCAACATTTCCTTTTGTATCAGAAACATTATAACTTACTTCATATGTTCCGACTTGACTTGTATTTATATTATTATTAATAACCAAGTCATCTGATATATCACCATATACATTATCAAATGCTTCCGCACCACTTTCTGTATACGTTGAATCAATTCCTATTGTTAACGGATTATCACCAATCAATGTTATAACTGGTGCGATTGTATCCTTATAATAAAAGATAAGGTCTTCTTCATTAGTACCTTCTGAATATTTATAACCTTGAAATTCAATATCCGTTAAACTAATAAATGATAAATCTCCACTTAAATCCAAGTTCATTAATAATCCATTACTAGAATCTAGTGTATCTAGTACATCACCATCTAAATCTGATAAACTACATTCAATAACGTTACTAATATCATTAATGGATATATCAAATCCACTTGGAACTTCTGTTGGAACACTATTTAAAGTTGCTCCACTAATTGTAAATTGGAAATTGGTTACAAAATGTTTATTATAATATATTATATCCCATGTGTCATTATCACTTGGTTCTAATCTTAAACTGGAACTATTAATATAAATAAATTCTATATCATCGTTAATATAATTTGCATTTTGATAAAAAATAAAATAAATATTACAATCTAAATTGTCTATATTTCTAAGTTGATTTCCAATAGCGGTTGTATCTGTATATTCTTTGTCAGTGGATAATGTAATATTTTCTCCATATATACGTATGTCTCCTTCATTAGTTGTATATGTATCTGTCAAACCTTTTATAACAACATAATATGTGTAATTTCCAGATGAATTTATTTCATTTGAAAATAAATAAAAATACGTAATTGATTTTGTACTTGGTATTGCATTAATAAACTCTTGCCACCCAATATCATTAAAATCCGTCGAAAATGCTTGGTCTGATACTGGATATGGAGAAGATTGTACTTCTGTATCACCACTAATATTAATTAAACTTAAATTAGAATCCATTGAATTAGTCTCCAATCCTCTATCATTTACAAAATCAAATATTTCACTAATTGTGGTAGTATCATCATTTAAACTATAAATATTAACAGTTTGGTCCGTATCTTCATGATATAATTCGTATACAGAATTTGATGTACCAGACATTTATAATTTATATTTAGGTTAGATTTTCTAAATATAAATTTATGACAAATGAAATATCATTTGTACACAAAAAATTGAATTAAATATTGATGTATATGTATTATTACATTTACAATCATGAGTCTTGCGGAAACATACCAAAAAAAAACCGACAAAGAACATATTTTAGATAATCCTGATACATATATAGGTTCAATCGAAAATGTAGAACAACCGTTATATGTTATGAACGAAGATGGATCTATTATTGAAAAAAATATGGCATATAATCCCGGATTATTTAAATTATTTGATGAAGGTATTGTGAATTGTCGAGATCATTATATTCGAATGAAACAACATCCTTCTGGTGAACAAGTTTCTCAAATTCACGTTCAAATTGAGAATGGAAAAATTACAATGTATAATAATGGAAATGGTATTGATATTGAAAAACATCCAGAACATAATATTTGGATTCCCGAAATGATTTTTGGACATTTGCGAACATCAACGAATTATAATAAAACCGAAAAAAAGATAACAGGAGGAAAAAATGGATTTGGATTCAAATTAGTTTTGATTTGGTCTACGTACGGTAAGATTGAAACCATAGATCATGTTCGTGGATTAAAATATGTTCAAGAATTCGAACAAAACTTAGATATTATTCATAAACCAAAAATTACAAAATCAAAATCAAAACCATATACTAGTGTCACTTTTATTCCAGATTATTCTCGTCTTGGTATAGAAAATTTGAGTCAAGAGATGATTTCATTATTTCAAAGAAGAGTATATGATATTGGTGGTATTACTCCAAAAACTGTTAAGGTGAAGTTTAATAATGAATCAATAAAGGTAAATGATTTTAAACATTATGTTCAACTTTATTTAAATGAAGAACAAAAAAAACAAACTTTATACGAAGAACCAAATGTTCGATGGAGTTACGCGGTTTCGTTAAGTCATGAATATAAACAAGTGTCATTTGTAAACGGTATTCATACAAGTAAAGGAGGTAAACATGTTGATTATATTGTGAATCAAATTACTAAAAAAATGATTGCTTATATTTTACAAAAGAAAAAAGTCAATGTGAAACCAGCCATAATCAAAGAACAAATTATGATTTTTGTAAATTGTGTTATTGAAAATCCAAGTTTTGATAGTCAAACAAAGGATTATTTGAATACAAGTTCATCAAAATTCGGTTCAACATGTGAAGTGAGTTCATCGTTGATTGATAAATTGGCAAAAATGGGTATATTGAACACATCATGTGAACTGAGTGAAATTAAAGATAAAAAAAATGCAAAAAAAACTGATGGAAACAAAAACAAAAATATTCGAGGTATTCCAAAGTTAGTCGATGCTAATTTTGCTGGAACTTCAAAATCAAATGAAACGATGCTTCTTCTTTGTGAAGGTGATTCAGCAAAAGCCGGTATATTATCTGGTCTTTCTACACAAGATAGAAATATAATCGGCGTGTACCCGATGCGTGGAAAATTATTTAATGTAAGAGGAGAAAATCAAAAGCGCATCAATGATAGCAAAGAAATTACAGAAATAAAAAAAATCATGGGACTTGAAACTGGAAAAGTATATACATCTACAAATGAATTGCGTTATGGAAAAATCGTATTTATGACAGACCAAGATTTAGATGGTAGTCACATTAAAGGATTGTGTATTAATTTTGTTGCGTACTTGTGGCCATCTTTGCTACATATTCATGGCTTTATTGGTTTCATGCATACACCAATCTTAAAAGCAACTAAATTAAATAAAGCCATTCAGTTTTATACACAAAGAGATTATGAAAAATGGAAATCAGAAAACAATGATGGTAAAGGATATAAAATGAAATATTATAAAGGGTTGGGTACAAGTACGTCTAAGGAATTTAAAGAATATTTTAAGGAAAAGAAAGTGGTATCATTTGAACATAGTCAACAAGACGATGAATGGATTGACCAAGTTTTCAATAAAACAAAATCCGATGATAGAAAACAATGGCTTACAACTTATGATAGAGAACGATATTTAGATGTACAAAGTAAAGCGATTTCGTACAAAGACTTTATTGACAAAGAACTCATACATTATTCGAAATATGATTGTGAACGTTCGATTCCAAGTGGTATTGATGGTTTTAAATTATCACAACGTAAAATTTTATTTAGTGCTTTTAAAAAAAATCTAAACCAAGAAATAAAAGTGGCTCAATTTAGTGGTTATGTTTCGGAACAATCCGGATATCATCACGGAGAAGCCAGTTTAAATGGCGCAATTGTAAATATGGCACAAGATTATGTTGGTTCAAATAATATTAATTTGCTTATGCCAAATGGTCAATTCGGCACTCGTCTTCAAGGTGGAAAAGACAGCGCTTCGGAAAGGTATATTTATACACGATTGAATCGTATTACACGACAATTGTTTAAAAAAGAAGATGAGTTAGTATTACATTATTTGGATGATGATGGATTAAGCGTTGAACCGATTTATTATGTTCCAATCATACCAATGATTCTTGTAAACGGAGCATTGGGTATTGGCACTGGTTTTGCGACTAACATTCCTTGTTATAATCCAAAACAATTAATTATGATTATTAAGAAAAAAATAAAAGATGATCCAAATGGTATGCAATATGAAGACAACTATTTGGTTCCTTATTACAAAGGATTCAAGGGAACAATTACAAAAGTAAATGAACACAAATATATTACATGTGGTTGTTTTGATATTAAGGATAAAAACAAAATTATTATAAGTGAACTACCTATTGGCACATGGAATGAACCTTATTTACAATATTTAGAAAAATGTATAGAAGGAAAAAAATATGGTTTGAAAGATTATAAAGATTTATCCACTGACAAAGACGTACATATCGAGTTGACATTTGCTTCTCAAATTACACTAAATGATCCTGCTACATTTGATAAGATTATGGATCAATTCAAAGCAACAAGTTCATTGAGTACAAATAACATGTATTTATTCAACAAAGATGAAATATTGACAAAATACAATAGTGTAAATGATATTATAAATGCATTTATTGAAACACGATTTGAAGTGTATGAAAAACGAAAACAAGCACAAATTCAGCATTATGATTCATTGTTAAAAATATATTCAAATAAATATAAGTTTATTATTGAATTGTTAAATGGTACCATTGATCTTAGAAAGAAAAAATCCCAAGAAATTGAGGAATTATTTATTTCTAAACAATACGATAAAATAGAAAATAATTTTAACTATTTGATTAAAATGCCAATGGATATGGTAAATGAAGAAAATGTTGAAAAGTTGAAAAATGAATATGAATATACAACCCAATGTTTAGAAACATTAAAACAAACAACCATCATTTCGATGTATTATAAAGAGTTATGTGAATTAGAAAAATCGATTTAATTCAACCGTTTTATCAACCGATAAATGAATTGGTAGATTCATAGGAACAGCCAATGTAGAAATATCTTGTTTATATTTTACGTACGCAATTAATTCACCATATACCTGGGGAACACAATAATCGAGAACATGTGTATTCAATGTTTTAATTTGTTCTTTAATATTGTCATTATGATGTAATGCTTTTTGTAAATAAATCGCTCTCATAATAATTTTTAACTGATCAGAATCTTGTTTATCAATAATATATTTTTTATTTGATTTTTCGTAAACTTGGGCTCTTATTGCATTTTGTAATATTTCTATATTTTCGGAAGAAAAATAGGCAGTACCTAATAATGTTGGACAATGCATATATTGGGTTGCATTAGAATAATTTGTTTTTTCTATTTTTGGAATAAGGTCTTGTACAAAAAAAGGTGTACCATTTTCGTTTGCGTCAAGTTGTATCCTGCCATTTTGCTTTGAAGGATATTGCAATGATTTATCTATAATATTATCATTAATTAGACTCATTTTTATTATATACATTATATATAATATTTTATGAATTTTTACAAGTTTATTTGTGTATTGGCATTTATAGTCTTAATTGTATCGCTTGCTTGTATTGGCGTTGCTATACATACATCGTCAAATGATGTGCTATTTCCTCCTAATGTATCATCATGTCCTGATTTTTATATTAAAAATAGTAATGGAGAATGTGAAGCTACATTTAATGTACCATCTGGTTGCGAGACTCAAACATTTGATGAAACAAATGGTCCATATAGTAATCCAGGAATGGGACCTACCAGCGGAATGTGTAATAAAAAGAATTGGGCCGAAGGGTGTGGAGTAAATTGGGATGGTATAACAAACAATAAAGAAATTTGTTATGCAACCAATAGTTCTTCTTAAAAGTATTTAAAATCTTGTATTGAATAACATTAATGCAAGATTTCGATTCTATATTTAAAGAACATAGGGCTATTTATTTACATGGAAAAACAAAAAGTGGTAAAACCACATCTATTTTAGACTATGTAAATAATAATAACAAAGAATATCGTTATATTAAAATTCAAGACTTGAAAAATGAACAAGATTTTTTTAATTTATTAAAAACACAAAATATTTACAACATGTTTCTAAAACAAGAAAAAAAAGAAAAATATATCATTATTGACAATCTAGACTATATTCATACAAATGATAAGAAAATATTAACTTTTTTCATAAAATTTTTTAAAAAAAAAATGATGGTGGATTTTCCTAATGTATTTTTCATATTTATTGGAACAAATACACAAGATAAAAAAATAATAGAACTTATGGAATATATACATACACGTGAATGTATACCTGAACAATATATTGATTATGATAAAGCAACAAAAGATATTGTGTGTAGTTTTTTAAATCATGAACATTTAGATATTTCTAAATTTGGTGATAAAAATATTATTTCATTAATTTATCATGAAAATAGTATCATTCCTATTAATAATAATTATACATTATATGAAATTTTTTTACAAAATTTTTGTGCTGGTGATTATTATGATCGTATTTCATTTAAAAAACAATTATGGCAGTTTAATGAAATGACTTTTTATATAAAAGTGGTATATAATACATTTTTATTAAAACATAAAACGCATCCCTTAATTCATTCTGATTCTATTATATTTACAAAAATATTAACAAAATTTAGCAATGAATATTCAAATCAAAATTTTGTCATTCGTATTTGTAAATTATTAAAGTGCCAAAAAGAAGAACTTTATACAATGATACAGCATAATGATGTAAAATTATTACACGAATTGACATTAGCGGAACTAAACCGAATTAAGCGCTTGTTGAACTAATATCATCATTTGTTTCTGTATTTTCCTTTACTTCCTTATTTTCCTCATTTTGAATTTCCATAATCGCATCTACTACATCATTATTGTGTTTAGTTAACATTTCAGTTGCCTTTTCTTTTGTACACATGGTTTGACTTATAACGATTTGTACATCTTTTTCATCGATTCCTTTATTATCCATATTATTACCATCATTTTGTATCTCCAAAATCGCATCTACTACATCATTATTGTGTTTTGCTAACATTTCAACTGCTTTTTGTTGAGTACATGAAGTTTGGCTAACAATAACTTCTACATCTTTTGGATTTACATTGACAATCCGTTGATTTGAATGATTCGTATTCATAATTTCATTCATAGCATTTACCACATTATTATTATGTTTTGCCAGCGTTTCTGCTGCTTTTTGTTGTGTACACGACGTTTCACGCATAACAGTTTCTACATCTTTTATACTTACCCTAACTACATGTTCATTTTTTTCATTATCATTCTTTAAATTTAATAATATTGAAGGCATTGCTTCTTTCAATTCAGTATTGGATAAATCACAATGATTAAACATTTTAAGACATATTTCTGTAATTTGTTGTTGTAATTTGTGATTGCGTGCTTGAAGTGATTGATTCTGTTGTTGAAACATTTTACATTTATCTACTAATTCAGTATTTTTATCGTGCATTTGTTTTGCTAAATCGTGTTGTGCTTGCATGTGTTTTTGTACTTCCATAACCGTTAATTCTTTTTGTTGCCCGTTAGCTGATACAATAATTCCAGATGGTCTGTTTTCAGCTTGTTGTAATCTTTCTGTATCTCTTCTTTTAATTTCTTCTAATACTTTTGGTTTATTTTTTACATCACCTGGTTCATAATCTTTTAATAATTCGTTGATTTTTGTGTCATAAAATTGACATAATGATTTGTCTTTAATAAAATGTTCCACTCTCAAAGAAGAATCATGGCAAAATTTATTGTCTTTATTTACCAAACGTTTTTTATCAAATGTATTTTGTTCATGAGCAACAACTAAAATCGTTTGCATGGGATCAAACTGAACAAACGGAACCGTATAATTTTTCAAAAAATGTCTTTCTTCCGCAAGAACTGCCGCATCTTCGTAATGAGTTTGTGACAATAAAACTCTTTTAAATGCAAATGTTCCAGCAGTTGCGTGATTTGGTCCATATGGTCCAAATTTATACATTTTATCCAAAGAGTTAAACCACAAATAAAGTTCACTTGAACCCCCGCATAGTACTTTAGGATCTGATACTAGTTTCTTAACACTGTGGCTTACACGCGTTATTGGATAATAATCATCGTCATCCATATATACAATAATATCGCTATCCTTTTTGAATGTACATTGTTGATGCATCGCATTACGTTTTTTTCCTAAATCCATTTTCTCTTTTTCATAATGATATACAACTTTAATGCCTTTTAGTTTTTCTTTACATTCGTCACTTTCAATGATGTCTCTTACACAATCCGTTCCGTCGTCTAATACAACCCATTCCATCTTTTCACGAGGATAATCTTGTGCTGCAATACATGAAATAAGTCCTTGAAAAAAAGGACGACGATTAAATGTAGGAGTACATATAGAAACATTAGGCATCATTGAAGATGATGAAATCTTTTGTTTGCTTGGTTTAGACTTGCTTTTTTTTCCCATTTTATATAATTAATTAAAATACTTTTAATTTCTTTTTTAAACCTATTAAATCATTGATTTGAAGATATTTATCAAATTATTTGATAAAGAATTTGTTTTTGTAGAAGAATCTGAATCTCCCTTAATAGAACCCTTTATTGCGTTCATGAGTTGAGAGACCAAAGAATTGTTTTCTGTATCACGTTCACCATTTACGGAACTACGTTTTCCATTTACGGAACTACGTTTTCCATATGCGGAACCGCTTGCCCCATTTGCGGAAGTAGTTTTTCCATATCTTGAATCACTTTTCCCACTTTCCCCATTTGTCCAGTAACCAGATGTTATTATGTTTCGTTTCTTTCCAAAAAAGTCAAATAGTTTATGTAAATTACACAAATTTTTCCAAAAATGATTCATTCTTATACTATCAATAAGCATCAAAAATATTATAAATATAATCGAGGTTTTTGCCTTTGTTGGACTTATAACTGTTTCACCTTTATTGAATAAGTCCGGAAGTGTTTTTGACATGGTCACAATGTATGAAATCATTATGAAATAAACGGAAAATCTTACAGTCATATAACTTTTAGAAAATTTACAAAAGATAGATTCAAGATAATTTATAAATTGTATTACAATCGATTTCGTGGTTGAAAAAGCAAAAGATAATGAAACAATCAACGGAATTGCTGTTAAAATAATAATAAAAGGAGTAATAAGAATAAATGCAAATATGTTTAATTCAGGACGATCTGCTCCTAGGGCTGACGCTATTTTTGAAAAATTACAAAAACTAGATGAATTTTGTGAGAAAAAATTGTTTGCAATCGGTATATTATATGTAGGTTGGGTCCATGCGGAATCGTCCTCATCTTCATCGTCACCTAAATCTATACCATATTCCTCTTCAAATACTTCATCTTCTTCTTCTTCTTCCGCCGCTTCTAATTCCTTCTTCTTTTTTTTCTTTTTCTTTATTTTTTTACATTTTGAACCACAAGCACCTTCTATGAATCCTTCAATACCCGATTTTGTTGTAAAGCCTTCATAATAACGCTGTTGACCTGTGGGATCCCAATTTTCGTATGGGTCAAACATCTGATATTCATATTCATTGTTCCCTATCTTTTTCCTCTTAAATCTAGGAAATTTTTTATTTTGATGACACCTGTCATCACCACCACCTTCCATGTTCTTAAAACGCGGGCATCCTTCCTTTGTTCCGAATTTCAACAAATACCGACAATAACCAGGAAGACCATCCTTATCCTGTGAACCAAATTTCTTTCCATTCCTATCTCTTAACCCGTCCGGATCCCACCATGTGTCATCATAACAAAGAGCCGTCCTGGCGGCATCTGTTGATTTTTGTTCATTTGCTTCTGATAACTTTTTATAATAAGTATTCGCGTTTGGATTGCCCCATTCTAGCGCGTCAGCCGCTGCTTGAATCTCCTCATCAGTAGGAGATTCTGTACTTTCCTCTTGGGATGTTGAGTAACTTGCGCTCAAATTGGTATCTACTGCACTAACTAAGTCTTTCAAAAATTCAACTTCACTTATAAATGAAGTTATATTGGATTGAATCGTTGTTAATACATCCGTTATAGTTGTATCAAATACCGAATCTACATTATTATCACAATCTTGTGTGTTTGTTAATATTTTAATCACATCTAAAAAATAAGTTATACCCATAGTCAGTGACCATGCGATTCCTAAATAGCAAAATAGTTTAAGGAAAAAAGAACTAGAATAACTAGAATAATTCATGTATGAAAATATACAATGAAATTGTACAATTGGAAATAGAATCAAAAATAACAATTTGAAAAAAAATAAAAATGGACTAATTGTGCTTGTAATATAATTAACACCAAAATCAAGAAACGTGTCTGCTTTTATACCTCCGTATGATATATCTTCGTATTCTCCATATGATATATCTTCTGTTATATTATTATAAAATTTTTTTACGCGTTTCTTAGCAGACTCTTTTGATTGAGAAAATGCAATATAAAAAATATAGATTACAATTAAAGTTAATATATGATGAACAACAGTAGGATTATCGGAAAACGTCATTTTGAATATAGGTTTAAAGATATCATTAATTAATTGCATGGAACCATTTGAATTACAAAATGAATATGCACATACATACGTCAATAAACCATAAAATGTCAATTCATTCGGTGTTTTCTCTTTATTTGCTTCCATAAATGACTTTGCAAAAAAATTTATATTTTCAGAATTAATGATTTCTTCAAAATAGGGAATAGAAGTATTGTTTTCTGATTTACACTTAGATGTAATAAAATGTGGATCATTCACCGAACAATATGTTTTTTCTTTATTAAAATTACCTTCTTTATTAATGATACCATCTACATTTTTAAATACGTGTTCACCCACAGTATAATCATCATTAACCGCCAACGAAACTAAATTGGACTGTTGAAGTTTTGATTTGTCATTGAAATGTACATATGGAAATTGTGATTCATTGTTTGGGTAAAATAATCCAGTTGGATAATCGGACCTAACTTGTAAATGAGAAATAATACACAAGGATAAAAATAAAACAATAAAGTTATCTACCAGATCTAAAATAGTTGTAATAATACCATTAAATATATCTGAAAAATAGGAAAAAACTGGATAGTTTTTTTTATTTGGAATACTATTTTGAATATTTAGTTTTTTTCCAGCATTAATAACATCTGTCTTTGTAAAGTACGTCAACCCTATTTCTTCAAGTAAATCAGTGATTGTGCTATTTAGTTGTGCTTCAGAATAGTTATTATGATATTTACGTTCTTGTTCTATTTTAGTTCTAACACTACCATCTGTTAATAATTCATTTTTTGTAGTATATGTGGTATTCATATTTTTTAAAATATCATGAATAATTTCATTTTCCATATTATATACTATACTGTTATATAACTATTTTTAAAAAAAAGATTTTAATTCACATAAATTTTTCCAAAATTTTTGCATTCTACATAAATCAAACACTATAAAAAATCCTAATATTATTTTTTCAGTTATACTTTCACTATCAAAAATTGAATAAAAAATTAACACATAAAACATAATACGTATTACATTCGAACTATGACTCATTTTACAAAATAAATCATTTATATAATATATATAATCTAACGTAATTGATTTTGTTATATTTATGGTTGTAAATAAACTAATCATCATCGGCACAGATGCTAATAAAGCTGTAATCGGAATAAGAATTAACATAATAATATTTTTTATAAATTGTCCAATACCATCTTTAAAACTATTTAAGTTTTCACATATTTCCTCCGTTCTGTTTTCAGGACCTAAATCGTCTTGTATATCTTCTTCAACGTTTTCTGATTTGTCTACTGTTTCATCTCCATAACCTAAATCATTATAATCATAATCAAGCGTTGGGTTTGATTCCATTTCCTTCAATGCCCAAGATCTTGCCATATCCTCAGTAGAATCCGCGGCTGCTCCCAGTTTTTTTCTTTTTTTTTTTTTTTTTTTTTTTTTTCTTTTCCGGAATCTTTTTTTTTTTTTCTTTAAATCT